GCTTTGTTTGGTGCATTTAAAGGAAAAGATAAACCTGAACCTGAAGCTGGCAATGTGCAAACCACAGGGATTGCAGAACAAGTACTTGCGGGCAAAGATAAACCTGAATCAGAAGTAGCGATCCCAGGTGATACTGCAATTTCTCCGGAAACACAAGCGATACTAAATGAAAGTGCTAAATCGTCGAAAGCATTAGAAAAACTTATAAAACCCACATCTGATTCTACTACCACTGACAGTACTACTGAAATGTCTGAATCAATAAAGAAATTTAAAGATGAATTACTTAGTACAGGCAACATGCTGAATAGGTTTAAACAAGCATTAGATGCTTTATCACAACTGATGTTCAATATGTCAGGTAATACTGAAACTACTCCACAAGGTGGTTCGTACGGTGGGTCGTCCGGTGGTTCCGCATCAGGCGCGCCTCAGATACCCGCAAACTTAGGATCATATATGGCTGCGACAGCCATGATCGAATCAGGGGGCAGAGCAGATGCTAGAGCAACAACTAGTTCTGCCGGAGGCATGTTTCAATTTTTGGACTCAACTTGGAAACAGCTAACCAAAGAGATGGGCAAAGACTATTCTCTACAAGATAAATTTGATCCAAACAAAGCCGCAGAAGTTATGGCTTATTTTACTGAAAAGCAAAGAAAACAACTTGAAAAGGGTACTGGCAGAAGAGCATCTAATACAGATTTATATATGGCTCACTTTTTGGGTGCTGGCGGTGCAACTCAATTCTTGAACGCGATGAATCGAGATCCAAATGCCATTGCAGCAGATTTAAATCCAAACGCAGCAAAAGCCAACAGAAACATCTACTATGATGGAGATCGTGCTAGAACTTTAGGTGAAGTATATGAGTTGATGAACAAAAAAATGAGCACCGCGACAGCGAAGGTCCAGAAAGGTGATACCCCCGAATTTGTTCAACAATTGGCTAGAAGTGGAGGACCACAACTTGCTGGAGGACCACAACTTGCTGGAGGACCAATGGCGGACACTAAACTTATATCTAGTAAGCCCGATAATATAACATTAGGGGACCGTGCTGATTTATCCGGAATGAATTCTAATTTGCTTTCCAGGTTCTTTACTGCTGCTAAAGAGTTTAGACGCCCTATAAAAATAAACAGCGCACATCGTTCCGATCAATACCAAGCAGAGCTTTGGGTAAGAGGCAATATTTTAGGGGAATCAGGCATTCATACCCCTGCTAGACCAATGAATGACACTACTATTACTTATGGGGGAAAGCAATATAAAGTAGACGGGTCAGGTGCTGGTAGCAAACATGGTCGCGGTGAAGCACTGGATATAAGTGCAGACCGAGGTGCTTTTGATCCATATTTGCACAAATATGGATTGCATCGTCCCTACCGAAATGATCCCCCGCACGTAGAATTGAAAGCAGAAAAGGGTGGAGTGTTTACTGGACCATCTTCAGGTTATCCAGCAACATTACACGGTACTGAACTTATCGCCCCTCTTGTTAATAATTCAGCACTTATGATGCTGGCAAAATCACCTGCGACACAGTTAGATTCTCTCATGGATATGAAAGATGACAAAGCATTTGGCTCATTGAGTTCAGCTAGCTTTACTCCAAAAACGATGACTGCTACGATCAATAAAATTGTACGTGATATGAATTCTGAAAAGACTGCAACTGTTGAAAACACGATAAAGAATGACACATTCGCGCGTAATGCTAATTTAGATAATACAAGAATTAATATAGCAGTTATGGAATTGTTGAACGCAAAGTTGGACAGTATGGTAGATGCTATACGCACTACCAATGACATTTCTGAGAAGATATTGCGTGCATCTAATAATTAATCATGTGACATTTTAAACATAGGTAATTTAGACGCCGCGGTCAATGCATAAATAGCAGTATGATCACAGAAATTCAAAACTTTTTGAAACACCGAAAGTTATGTGCAATGCCAAAATGGCTAAAAACTCGTCCTGATATTGTTCAGTGGCTAACACATACTACAGTTCAATATCCAGTTAAAAACACTATGGAACAGGTTTACATTGTTCTGAACGGTGAACCCCCGAGATGTTCTGATGGAAACTATCGCAAGTTCAATACTTTTACTACAGGATATCGTACTGGATGTGATCTTGGAAACAAATGCAAAGATGTAATAAGAGATAGAATAGAAAAACAACAGCAGGGTTTTTTGGAAAAATATGGAGTTACAAATTCTTCGCAAATTCCCGGAATTCAAGAGCGAATCAAACAAACTAGCCTAGAAAAATATGGTGTTGAACATCATATGAAACTGAAGTCTCAACAAGAGTTGGTCCAATCTAAGAAAAATAGTAGATCAAACGAAGAAAAAACTATATCAAAACTTAAAACGCAGAATACTAACTTAGTTCGGTATGGTGAAACACATCACATGAAACTTGGCTCACAGCAACTAAAAACTCAAACAACACATGCTGAAAAACACGGGGTACTGTTTCCATTACAGAACAAAAATTCTGTCAAACAGATGAGAGACAGTTGGCAAGCCAACAACGATGTCAGCACGGTAAATCTAAAACGAAAAGTTACTTTATTCGAAAGATATAACGTTGGGGCTGCTAGTAGAATCTATATACCCGACGATACCTTAAAAATTCTCGACGACGAAAACCTATTCACTCAAACAATATCAGGTAAGACCAGAGAAGAAGCTATCACTATTTTAAAAATAGCCCCACATACATTGTATCTATACGCGAAGAAATATGATGCTAGCAAGTTGTTTGCTCGTCCGTTGTCTAGTAAATTTGAAATTGAAATAGCAGAATGGCTAACCAGCATCAACATTACTTACGAACAAGGAAATCGCAACATCATTTTTCCGCAAGAGCTAGATTTTTACATTCCAAATTTGAATGTTGCGATTGAGTGCGGAGGATTGTACTGGCACTCAGAAAATTCGTCGAGTCGGACAAGAAATTATCATGCAAGTAAGCATAAACATTGCGCTGAGCATGGAATCAGGCTTGTCACAATGTTTCAAGACGAATGGGATGACCGAAAAGAGCAGTGTAAAGCAATACTAATAAATATTTTGGGTAAATCGTCAGTGCCGTTGTATGCTAGACAATGCTCAGTTGAAGAGATCAGCCACAACGAAGCAAAGATGTTCATAGAACAAAATCACATCCAAGGCTTCGCCCCTGCAAAAGTTAATATTGGATTGAAATTTAACGATAAGTTGATATCTATAATGACATTTCGTAAGGCAAGATTTAACAACACGGTTGAGTGGGAACTGATTCGATATTGTTCTTCGACTGGTGTTGTGGGCGGCGCAAATAAAATGATGTCTATGTTTGTCAAAACTTATTTTCCTAAATCTATAGTATCGTATAGTGATAATCGTTGGTTCACTGGCAACGTGTATAAACAACTTGGATTTGTCAACACATCAACGAATGTTGGATATTGCTACACAGATTATAAAAAGCGGTTTTCTAGAAATAAATTTCAAAAGGCAAAGCTTGTCGCAGAAGGCTACGACGGGTCAATGTCAGAATGGGAAATTATGCAATCTTGTGGGTTTGATCGCATATGGGACTGTGGTCAGACAACATGGAAATGGAAAGCCTCATAGTATAAAAGATAAATATAAGTCATGAGCTATAAAAAGAAATTCCTAAATAAATCAGGTGTATCAAGTCCTATTTCTGGGCTTAACAGCAACAGCGGGGCTTGGAATGGGTCGCCTGGACAGAATGGCACGCCGACCGGCGGTTATAATAACACCGAGTTTGGCTATAAAAATTATATGAGTAGGCTTCCTGAAGTCTACACCGGTCACCCTAACAGAATCGAACGTTACAACCAATATGAAATGATGGACGTTGATGCTGAGATCAATGCATGTTTAGATATTCTTGCAGAGTTCTCTACCCAAAGAAATGAACACAATAAGACACCGTTTTCTTTCGAATTTAAAGAAACCCCTACCCCACATGAAGTAGAGTTGTTAAGTAAGCAATTGCAGCAGTGGTGTAAACTAAATGAATTTAATGGCCGTATATTTAAGATTTTCCGCAATGTTGTAAAGTACGGCGACCAAGTGTTTGTGCGCGACCCCGAAAACTTCAAACTATACTGGGTCGACATGGTCAAAGTCATTAAAGTTATCGTCAACGAGAGTGAAGGCAAGAAGCCAGAACAGTATGTCTTAAAGGACATCAACATCAACCTACAGAACTTATCAGTAGCACAAAAAACGAATACTGACTTTGCTGCTAACCCTGCAACTGGTTTGGGTGGTACCGGAGGCGGCACCAACACTCCTTACACGGTTCCTGCAATGCCATACAATACTACGGGCTCACGATTCACATTGGGACAGAGTGAATCTGCGATAGACGCAAAGCATATCGTCCACTTATCATTAACAGAAGGACTTGACAGATTCTGGCCATTCGGTCAGTCGATCCTAGAGAACATCTTCAAGGTCTACAAGCAGAAAGAACTACTAGAAGACGCTGTTCTTATCTATCGTGTGCAACGTGCTCCTGAACGTAGAATGTTCAAGATCGATGTTGGCAACATGCCGAGTCACTTAGCAATGGCATTTGTTGAACGTGTCAAGAATGAAATTCACCAACGCAGAATTCCTTCGTTGTATGGCGGAGCGTCAATAGTTGATGCTTCATACAATCCCCTATGTTTGGATTTAGAAACAAAGATTCCATTATTGGATGGTAGAACATTACCATTGAGTGAGATTATTACAGAGTTTGAAGAAGGTAAAGAAAACTGGGCGTATAGTTGTGATCCAGAATCTGGTAAGATAGTACCGGGCGTAATTAACTGGGCCGGAGTTACTAGAAAAGACACGGAAGTTCTTGAGCTTACGTTTGACAACGGTAAAACATTGATCTGCACTCCGGATCATAAACTGCCGGTATTTGGTAAAGGTTTTGTTGAAGCACAATATCTCACTGAACAGGATAGTTTGATAGCATTCAATACCCAGAATAAAGCTATGTCAGGAGGAAAAACTAACGAGTATCAGCAAGTATGGGATCATGAATCCAAATCTTGGGTATGGACTCATAGAATGGTAGGTGAGTTTTTCCGTGAAAAGGGCAAGCACCAAGAGTTTAGCTATCTTGCTGAATATGTGTTATCACCCAGAACTACTATTCATCATAAAGATTATAATCGTTTCAATAACGATCCTAGAAATCTAACTTATATGAACAAAGCTGATCATATAATGTATCATGCGGCACAGAAAAAAGACTTCTGGGAAACAATGTCTAATGACTATCGTGAAGAAATGACTTCTAAGATATCAAATACACTCAAAGAATACTGGGAAAACTTATCAGAAGAAGATAGGTTAGCGAAACTATGGAATATTAGAAACGCACAACAAAAAGCTGTTTGGCTGAGACAGAATGATGTAGATGTTGCTACACGATATAAAGAAAACATGAGCAAGTCACGCAAAGAATATCTTGCTAGCAATCCCGAAATGATGAAGATTGTTAAAGATAACTGCGAGCATCGCGTAAAGATTAAGAATCAATCGTTGAACTTGTCGTTTGATATGTTACAAATCGTGTCGGACATCGTTAAAAGTGGTACTAAAAATAAAAATGATGTATTGAAAGAATGCGATAATAGTATAACACTATTGAACTTAGTTAAAGAACTTAACTCCACTTCATTAGATTATAAAAATGCTCATTGTAAAATAGATTTTACTAAGTTTGGTTATAGTAAGCTTGATAGATTACTTAATCAGTTCGGATACAACAACTGGAAACATTTCGTTCGTGAAATAGACAACTTCAATCACAGGGTAGTAAAGATAACTAAAGTATCAAGCAGAGATACTGGAACTATCACTATTGATGGACTACATAAGTGGCACGATTATCATACTTTTGCTATTGACGCGGGTATTTTCGTCAAAAACTCAATGAATGAGGATTACTTCTTTCCTGTCACCGCTGAAGGTCGTGGGTCGTCAGTTGAAGTTCTTCCTGGTGGACAGAATCTTGGTGAGATCGATGACTTGAAATACTTCAACAATCGTCTTGCTCGTGGTCTTCGTGTACCGTCAAGTTATCTGCCAACTGGACCAGATGACAACACGACACCAATGAACGATGGCCGTGTCGGTACTGCTATGATTCAAGAATTCAGATTCAATCAGTACTGTGAACGATTGCAGAATTACATCGGTATGAAATTAGATGAAGAGTTCAAGCTGTTCCTTCGCTGGAGAGGATTCAATATTGATACTGGTCTGTTTCAAATTGCGTTTAATCCTCCCCAAAATTTTGCTGCTTATCGGCAAGCAGAGATGGATACAGCACGGGTGCAAACCTTCGCTTCTATGGAAGCATTTCCTTACATGTCTAAGAGGTTTGCTCTTGAAAGATTTTTGGGCTTGTCCGAAGAAGAAATCAAAAAGAACGAAAAAATGTGGGAAGAAGAAAACAAGAAAGAAGTTGATATGTCTCCCCAAGGCTCTGATCTACGCAATATCGGGGTGTCCACTGGAGATTTCGATGCAGACCAAACTATGGCAGACGAACTTTCTTCTATAGATCAAGAAGGCAACATGCCAGATGAAGTAACAGGTCCAGTAGCAAGTGATGTTGCCGGACAACCAACAATGGGCGGCCCCGGTACCCCTTCACCGAACAGTCCAATGCAAATATAACAGAGTTACTAATCTACCAATGTCTTATTTTATAAGATGAATAAATACAAATAAGGAGAACGGTATGTTATTAACTGAGGTGTTTGATACCCCTATTAATGGGCTACAAGATGTCAACGACGACAACAGCAAGCCTGTATGGCGTACCTCACGCAAGACCAAACTAACATTAAAACAGATTCGTAAATTACGACGTATGTTAGATGTTAGAAATTACGAGAAGAATATCTATCTTTCTAAAGTAAGGACTCAATATGGTCCTAAACCAGAGTCTGGCGGTATGCCTCCGGGCATCTAAGATACCTAGTCTTAACTACAAAATGCAAAAAATACAGAGTTAATACGCTGTTTTCTAAGATAGCGCATAAGTAACTATGCAAGGCCATTTTCAATCAGGAGAAAATTCTAATGAATATTAAGAAATATGAAGAACTAATCAACCTCGTAATAAACGAGAATGAAGATCAAGCTCGCGAACTATTCCATGAAATCGTTGTTGAAAAATCACGCGAAATTTTTGAGTCAATCATGGCTGATGAAATGGAAGAGGGAATGGGCGGCGATGCCCTGGGCGAGTTGATGGACGAGATTAATGCCGAAGAAGAAGGCATGTCTGACGACGATGAAGAAATCGATTTCGACCTCGAGGATGATGATTCAGAATACGAAGATGAAGACATGGACATGGACATGGACATGGATGATGATGAAAATGATGAAATCGAAGATGCAGTAATACGCATCGAAGACAAGCTCGACCAATTGATGGCTGAATTTGAAGACATCATGGGCGGAGATGAAGACGAAGATGAAGACGAAGACGAAGACGAAGACTTCGAAGATGCTGATGCTGAGGAAATAGCCGAAGGTCGCAAACATGACACCGGCGGTCACCCACAATCATCGAAGGAACAAATAAAGAATAGGTTAGACAGAGCATACGGCAAGAACCTCGGCAAATTACCAAGAGAGCCTAAAACACCTGAAGAAGCCCGAGCATACATGAGAGACCTCGCGCGTCAGTTCGCCGACGACTTTGGTGAATTAGGTAACCTAAGCCCTGAAGATGAATATGACATACGCAAAGAACGCGGTATGCTGCCAACCAATGAAGCTGTTCAACTTCAAAAGGTTTCAGTAACTCACGGAGACAACGGTTCATACACTAGAAGCCCGGTCACTTTCAATTCAGGCAAAGCTGGCATGGATAGCAATCCAGTAAACTTTGGCGGCACTGATGAAAAGGGCCGTCCGGCTCCTACTGCAAAGGATCTAAAGGGCGCGGGTTCATTCAAGAACACACCAGGCAAGAAATCACAAGATTTGAGCGCAGCACCTAAGCCAAAGTTTGGTGACGATGGATCAAACACTAAGAGCCCAGTAGCAGAATCAAGACGTTCTGCTCGTAAACCAATTCGATAAGGAATCTGAGAGCAAATGGCCTTGTATCTTAGAGAAAATCTTACCTTTGACAAAGCAGGTATGATCGTCGAGTCTGTAAAAGAAGGCGACGGCGATCTAAAAACCCTGTACATGAAAGGGATTTTCATTCAAGGCGGCGTAAAGAACGCAAATGAGCGTATTTACCCTGTCCATGAAATCGAAAATGCAGTAGAAACACTCAACAAACAAGTCAGTGAAGGCTATTCAGTTTTGGGGGAAGTAGATCATCCAGATGATCTTAAAATCAACCTAGACCGTGTATCACACATGATCACAAGCATGTGGATGGACGGACCAAACGGAATAGGCAAACTAAAAATTCTCCCTACTCCAATGGGTCAACTCGTAAGAACAATGTTGGAATCAGGAGTTAAACTAGGTGTATCCAGTCGTGGATCAGGTAATGTAAACGACATGGATGGTAAAGTCAGTGATTTTGAAATCATCACTGTTGATATCGTTGCCCAACCTAGTGCACCAAACGCATATCCCAAAGCAATTTATGAAGGCGTTCTCAATAGTAAAACAGGATACAAGTTATTACAGGCAATGAAAGAGGGAGATATTTTGACAGAGCAAGCCCTGCAACGCCGCGCACAAAAAGAAATACTAAAACTAATAGAGGAGTTGAAGATATAATGTCTTCTAACTTGTCATATGTATATCGTTGGACTCATTTACCATCTGGTAAATGGTACATTGGATCTAGGACTTCAAAAAATTGCCACCCTGACGACGGATATATATGCTCTAGTAAATATGTAAAGCCTCTAATAGAAGCTACCCCTAGCGACTGGCAAAGAGAAATAATAGCATATGGATCATCAAAATGGATGAGGGTAGTAGAAAAAGAATTATTACATGTGTCTGATGCTAGAAACAATCCGCAGAGTTTCAACAGAAATAACTGTACAACACCAGATGTAACATCAACACAGAATAAAAAACGAATGCACAAAGAAGAAAAAAATATTATGGTTTGTGCGGAAGACATTGACATATATTTAGAACAAGGATGGAAATTAGGATTTACTGATCAGGTAAAAACCAACATGAAAATTGGTCATACTGATGTATCAGGAAGTAACAACCCCATGCACGGTATGTCTAGAAGCGGAAAGGATGCCCCGTTTTATGGAAAAAAACACTCTCAACAGACTATTGAGAAACTGAAAAAACCTAGAGCGGCCCGAGCCAAACAAAAAATGTCTGAATTCAAAATCGGACAATTAAACGGAATGTTTGGTAAAAAGCAACCTAAAACGTATTGTTCACATTGTGACCAATACTATGCAGTAAACACTTATGCTAGATGGCACGGTGATAACTGTAAACGAGTACAACGATTCTTTGGTGAAGAAGTAAAACGCCTCATCAACGAACTTAAGCTATAAAAATTAAAAGGAATGTCGTATAATGAAATTAGACATTATAAAACCACTACTAGAAAGCGGCCTGATCAACGAAGATATCGGGAATCAGTTAAATGAAGCCTGGGAAATTAGGTTGAACGAGGCTCGCCAAGAAGTACGTGCAGAATTACATGAAGAATTCGCACAACGTTATGAACATGATCGTAATGTGATGGTAGAAGCTCTCGACAAAATGATGACTACAAATCTTTCAGAAGAAATTGCAGAATTTAAATCTGAAAGACAAGCAATGAATGACGACCGCGTTAAATCACAACTAAAACTACGTGAAAGTGCAACTAAGTTCAATGATTTCATGGTTACTAAACTAGCCGAAGAAATCCGTGAACTACGCAATGATCGCAAACTTCAGATGGAAAACCAAAAGAAGCTAGAAGGTTTTATCGTACACGCTCTATCACGTGAAATCAAAGAATTCGCAGTTGATAGACAAGCAGTGGTAGAAGCAAAAGTCAAACTCGTCGCTGAAGGCCGCAAGCAATTGGAAGCACTCAAGGCGAGATTTATCGCTGAGAGCGCAAAGAAAGTTAGCGGTGCGGTCGCATCTCAACTTAAGGGAGAATTATCACAACTTAAGGAAGACATCAAGTCTGCTAGAAAGAATAACTTCGGTCGCAAGATTTTCGAATCCTTCGCAAGTGAATTCAGTGTAACTTATCTCAATGATAAGGCTGAGACTCGCAAGGTAATGAAAGCTCTTGCACATAAAGATCGACAGTTAGCTGAAGCTACTGCAAAACTACAACATGCAACAAAGCTCGTAGAAAACAAAGATCGTGAAGTAAGAATTATTAAAGAATCATCTCAGAGAGCAAAAGTTATGGATGAACTATTATCCCCGCTCAACGAAGAGAAAGCTGAAGTAATGAAGACTTTGCTAGAAAGCGTACAAACAGGTAAGCTGCAAAACGCATTCGATAAGTATTTACCAGCCGTTCTTAATACTGGTTCAGTAACAGCCGACAAGGCAGCTAAATCTGTGATCATAGAAGCGACCGGTAACAAATCTAGTCAGAAGCAACATGAAGACGATTCGTATACAAAAGACAACGTGATCGACCTCAAGCGTCTGGCTGGACTTAAGTAAGAAATAATCAGGAGAATATAAATGTCAAAAGTACTTTTAGAAAGTCGTTGGGGGGAAACTAAAGATGCCCTACTTGAAGGCTTAAGAGGAAATCGTCGCTCTACAATGGGCGTCCTTCTCGAAAACACAAAGAAGCAGCTTCTTGCTGAATCTTCGGCTGGTACCACTACTGCTGGTAATATCGCAACATTAAACCGCGTTATTCTTCCAGTAATTCGTCGTGTTATGCCAACTGTTATCGCTAACGAACTAGTCGGCATTCAGCCAATGACTGGTCCAGTTGGTCAGATCCACACTCTACGTGTTCGTTATGCTCAATCATTGGGCGACACTTCAGCAGCAGCTACTCCGGTAACTGCAGGTGAAGAAGCACTATCACCATTCAAGATCGCACAGGCATACTCACGCGTTCCTTCAGATGCAACCACTACTAGTTTCTACACTGGTGCTGATACTGCATCACTAGAAGGTAACGGTGGTAAGCAGATTTCTGTTCAGATCCTTCGTCAGGCTGTAGAAGCCAAGTCACGCAAGCTACAAGCTCGTTGGACTTTCGAAGCTGCACAGGATGCACAGTCACAGCACGGTATCGACGTAGAAGCAGAAATCATGGCTGCTCTTGCACAAGAAATCACTGCTGAAATCGACCAAGAAATCTTGCTCTCACTTGCAACTCTTGCTTCAACTGAATACACATTCAACCAAGCAACTGTTTCAGGTACTGCTACTTACGTTGGTGACGAACATGCTGCTCTTGCAGTACTCATCAACCGTGTTGCAAACTTGATCGCACAGCGTACTCGTCGTGGTGCAGGTAACTGGGCTGTTGTTTCACCAGCTTCACTTACTGTTCTACAGTCAGCAACAACTTCAGCATTCGCTCGTACAACTGAAGGCACTTTCGAAGCCCCAACTAACACCAAGTTTGTTGGTACTCTTAACGGTGCAATGCGTGTATTTGTTAACTCATATGCACCAGACACTCAGCCAGTACTCGTAGGATACAAGGGTTCATCGGAAACTGACGCAGCAGCATTCTACTGCCCATACATTCCGTTGATGTCTTCTGGCGTTGTTCTTGATCCGTCAACTTTCGAGCCGGTCGTTTCGTTCATGACGAGATATGGCTACATAGAATTGACGAACACCGCGAGCAGTTTTGGTAATGCCGCGGATTACGTTGGCGAAATTGCGGTCCAAAATTTGACGTTTCAATAAGAAAATCAATGACTTACGAGATAATCGCGAGTCAACGATTGAACTTCAAACTGGAAAAGGGTGCTTTGGCACCCTTTTCTTTTGACTTTAAATAGTGGAATGTGATATTATGTATAAATACTTTCATGTTCAAAGAAAACAAATACACCAACTTGTATAACAAGTTAATAGAACGCTCAGTTGAACGCAACTGGAAAAAAGCGCCAGGCAGAGAATGCCATCATATCATTCCTCAATCATTGGGCGGATCAAACGATAAGAGTAACTTAACTTATCTGTCTGCCCGAGAACACTTCATCTGCCATTGGCTGTTAATCAAGATGACAGAAGGCGAAGCAAGAAGCAAGATGCTATATGCATTGATGGGAATGCGAGCAATGAGTGATGTTCATCAACGTTATTCTTCATCCGTGACTTCTAGGGTATATGAAAAATATAGAATAGAACATGCATTGAATCATTCTGAAAGAATGAAGGGCAAACCGGCTTGGAACAAAGGTCAAAAACTTGAAGGTGAAGAGTTGGAAAAACACAGAGAAAGAACACGAAATAGAAAGATAGATCCTATCAAACAGGCTGAGGGTCAAGCAAAAAGAGTTGCTAAAATATTAGGAAAAAAGCAGAGTGAAGATACTAAACTCAAGAAAAGCTTAGCTCTTAAAGGCAAATCGAAAGGTCCTATGAGTAAGGAACAAAAGATAAAACGTTCTATCACAATGACTGGACAAAAGAAAAAAGAAGGACACGCTGATAATGTCCGTAACGCTACATTAGGAAACATCTCCATAAACAAAGATGGTGCTGAGAAGAAAGTTAAGCGTGATACACTTGATCAATGGTTAGCAGATGGGTGGGCATTGGGTGGAAAGAAACGCTCGTTGGCACGGTAGTAACTGTAAAGAACAACGATAAATATAATGTCGGAGTTTAACAATGAGTGCAGACCTATTTAGAAAATACGTTGATATCATCAATGAGAATAGCAAACCTACGCCTGATGATAAAGAAACTCTGACAATCAATAAATTAGAAAAGCTTGCTCCTTCTTTAGTGCGACTAGAAAAAACCAACCCAAAACATCCAGCAGTCGTGTACGCAGCGTCAAGAAATCTTACTCCGCTTGCTAAACAGCATATATTTGTAGCTGATAACCTAAAATCTTGGGCGAATGATAAATTAACACGATATATGAATGTCCCCGATCTGCGAGCAGAAGGTGCCTATCTGTTGATGCCGTACTTTGATAAAACTGGAATTGTCGCTGCTATAAAATGCCGAGCAGTTGACCCGGATGCAAAGACTCGTTATTTAGAACTAAATACCTCCTCAGACCGAAAAAAACCAAAAATATTTGGGTTATCTAAAATAGATCCTAACAAGAAAATTTATGTCCTAGAAGGTGAGATTGATTCAGCATTTATACCAAATGCTATTGGCATGTCCGGTGGCGGGGACATTACGTTAAATCTCAAATATTTGCCTTACCCTAAGCAACAATACATCATTGTATATGACAATGAACTTGACAAATCAACCACAGTCTCTAAGATGGTTCAATCTATCCTTAGCCATTACAATATTTGCATATGGCCAAAAGAGATGGAAAAATACAAAGATGTCAACGACATGGTTAACGCAGGATACACTGTTGCCGATATCGTGAAGACTATAAACAACAACACATTTGCAGGAAGTGCAGCGATTGATGTCCTAAAGCAAAGAAAAGCCAGTTTAAAGACTCCAAACTCCGGAGACATTTGGACCAAAGTAACTGAAGAACAAGTAGACGAATATACTTCAAAACAGGAACAAACTACTAAACCTATTCCCGAACTTGACAAATTTTTAACAGACTTGTATCCATTGAAGTCTTCTCTAAACCCAGAGTTTTGGACATCAAATGAGGAGCTAAAACCTAACATTCAAAAAGCAATGCTTACGTGGGCAGATAAGTTTATCAGCGAAATGCGAATAAACAAAGCTAGGGTCGTTGATATTCAGTTCAAGGGTTCTTTGGCAAACTATGTATACCATGATGCATCTGATATTGATGTTCATATCATTGTTGATCGTGAGCCACCGAATGCTGAGATGGCAGGTATCTTAGAAAAGCAACGCAAGTACTTCAATGATACTAACAATTACACTATTTTCGGATACCCTGTGGAATTTTTCATTAAGGTAGACGGTGAGGTTCATTCCTCTGATGCAGTATATTCTGTCCTTAAAGGTGATTGGATTAGGAAACCGAATCCTGTCAAAAATAAAGAAATAGATAGTATCAAGAAATATTTTATTCCGTGGTATAATTCAATGCTAGAAGCATATAATAGTACATTAAGTAAAACAAAGGACAAGGAACGCGCGTTGAATGCTGCGCTCAAGTCCTTTGCAGTTGCACAAGATAAACGAAACACTGTCCTTGATGGTTCGCCTGGTGCAGAATATAAGCCAGAAAATTTAGCCTTCAAAGCTATTAAAAGGACAAAATTATTCTTGTTTCTACAGACAGAAAAAAGAAGATTTGATCTTGAGAAGCAGACACTAGCTCAATAACAAGGTGTAACTGTAAAGAACGCTAAATACAGCTATGCGAATCATAGAAATACTCACTGAAAGCAAAGCGATATCATTGGCGATGAAAGCCTATGCAAACTTGTCAAGTGCAGCACGGTATGCTATTGATTCTTGGGAAGCAGCAAATTGGCATACTGGTAGCTTAGCCAAACACATCGAAGCCAATGACGATATCGCACAAGAGATAGAAACAGCATTCCAGCCTGTGCGTGATTCTATTCCCGGTGATACGATCATGTTGTATCGAGG